TAAAGGTATTGTCCGTCCACAAATTGTGGCCGGTGTAAACGCACTTGGTCGTGGTCAAGATAGGGAATCACTGATCCAGTTCATCACAACCATTGCTCAGACAATGGGTCCTGAATCAATTGCTAAGTTTATCAATCCTGATGAATTTATCAAACGTCTTGCTACTGCACAAGGTATCGATGTATTGAACCTGGTGAAGAGTCTGCAAGAGGTACAAGGACAGGTGCAACAACAACAACAACAGATGGCACAGCAAGAACTTATTAAACAAGCTGGTCAGTTTGCATCAGCACCGATGGCTGATCCCACCAAGAACCCACAAGCAATGGAGATGATGAATGGACTCACAGGAAACGAAGAAGCGGACCCGGACCCGGAAGGTTAAACAACCACCTAACGAAAAGGTAGAGCTGACCGTAGAAGATGCGGTAGAAAATAAGTATGCACCTAAACCAAAAGTTGGTGCTAATCGTCCTAAGAATATTGTTAATTCAGTTGGACTTGGAAACTTAAAAGTAGAAACTGTAAATGGCTACACTGACGTATGATCCCACTCCTGCTGACAACCCTGAATTCAACGAAGCAGAGCAAGAAGCTCTAGCGATTGGTGAACAGGCTGCAGCAGATCAGCAACAGATGCTGGCAGGTAAGTTTAAAGATGCTGAAGCATTGGAGCAAGCTTACATTGAACTACAAAAGAAACTAGGAGAAACAGATGACAGCGAAGAAGGGCTGCAAGAGCAGCAAACCGACGACGAAGAAACCCAGCAAGAAGTATCGCCAGCAGCTGAACTAATTGGCAATGCCTCCAAGATGTATGCAGAAACAGGTGAACTAACACCTGAAGTACTAGAAGAGTTTAACTCTATGTCTAGTGCTGACCTAGTTAATGCCTACATGGAGATGCAAGGTAACTTACCTGCAACACCATCAGCAGACTTAACAGAATCTGAAGTTAATCAGATCAAAAATAATGCTGGTGGTGAAGAAGGTTATCAACAACTGATGGCGTGGTCAGGAGAAAACCTAGATCCGTCTGATGTAGAAGCCTTTGACCAACTTGTAGATAGTGGTAATGCACGTCTTATCAAGTTAGCAGTCTCTGGTCTCAAAGCAGAGATGGAAAAGTCAGTAGGTTTTGATGGAGAAATGGCTACGGGTCGTGCTCCTTATCAACAAGCTGATGTATTCCGTAGTCAGGCAGAAGTTGTAGAAGCTATGTCTGATCCACGTTATGACAGAGACCCTGCCTATCGACAGGATGTATTTGAAAAACTAGATCGTTCTAACATTAATTATTGATCATGAATGATACACTAAACTTTTTTTCATATGAATTTCAAGACAAAGTTGCGTTAGAGAGACGTGCAGATAATCTTGAATCATCAATTGAGTTCTTTGAAAAGCGTATTGAACGCCTATCCACTGGTGTTGTACGTACTTGGAAAACAAATAGACTAGAGTTAGTTACTGAACGTCTTATTGCTGCTCAAGATGAACTCAACTTTGTTAACGATGAACTTACGTTCTACCAAAATGTAGTAGAGCTACCACTCGATGACTTTGATATTGCTCTGAGCACATCAACTCTTAGTAACGGTCGGGCATTTACATCAGCAACAGTATCAATCAATGACTCACTCTTTGATGATACATTTGAATCTGGTGATCAACTAAGTGTAGTTGCTTCTGCTTCTAAACGACGTAGAGGACGAACCTCTAGATTCAAAACCCTTCCGATTGATATAAACGAAGGTGCTGGTGGAGAAGGTTCTTATACCTTTGGTGGTACAGGGCTTGGTTCTATGGTAACTAAATACGATAACTTCACTATTGAATTTGTTAATAGCGATGGAGATACCATTCATTCACAAGAATGGAATGTAACTAATACAATTTGATTAACAGACTTTAGATGGCTAAAAATGTAAGCCTCAAGATGGGTACTCATAAGTCAAGCTCTGGAGGTCTTACAGCCAAAGGACGTGCCAAGTACAACAAAGCTACAGGATCTAATTTAAAGGCACCACAGCCTGGTGGAGGAGCACGTAAGAAGTCCTTCTGTGCACGGATGGGTGGTGTTAAAGGACCAATGAAAAAACCCAACGGTAAACCTACAAGGAAAGCGTTGGCTCTACGTAAATGGAAGTGTTAATTATGCCCCAAGGAAAAGGTACATACGGAACTAAAAAAGGTCGTCCACCTAAGAAAGGAGCTAAAAAGTAATGGCAGCTAAGAAAGGACTTTATGCAAACATTCACGCCAAGCGTAAGCGTATTGCTTCTGGCAGTGGAGAGAAGATGAGGTCACCTGGATCAAAAGGTGCACCAACAGCTAAGAACTTCAAGCGTTCAGCTAAAACAGCTAAGAAAAAGTAATCACAGTGTGGTGGGTGGGAAGGTTCAACACTGAAATTAATTATGGTCGCAACAGCAACAACAATTACACAACAAAAATCCTCATGGGATTACTTTTGTGAGTGGGTGACGTCCACAAATAACCGTCTATATGTAGGGTGGTTTGGTGTCCTGATGGTGCCATGTCTACTCGCCGCTACAACCTGTTTTATTATTGCTTTTATCGCAGCACCACCTGTTGACATTGATGGAATTAGAGAACCAGTCGCCGGAAGTCTCCTCTACGGAAATAACATTATCTCCGGAGCAGTCGTACCCTCAAGTAACGCAATCGGACTCCACTTGTATCCCATCTGGGAAGCAGCCTCTCTTGATGAATGGCTCTACAACGGAGGACCTTTCCAACTTGTCGTCTTCCATTTCCTCATTGGTATCTGGTCTTACATGGGACGCGAATGGGAACTTAGTTATCGATTAGGAATGAGACCATGGATTTTCGTAGCTTACTCCGCGCCTGTAGCAGCAGCTACGGCAGTTTTCTTGGTTTATCCTTTTGGACAGGGCTCCTTCTCGGATGCTATGCCCCTGGGCATCTCTGGAACTTTCAACTACATGTTGGTGTTCCAGGCCGAGCACAACATCCTGATGCACCCCTTCCACATGATGGGTGTGGCTGGTGTTTTCGGCGGCAGCTTGTTCTCCGCCATGCACGGTTCACTGGTGACCTCTTCCTTGGTGCGTGAAACTACAGAATTTGAATCACATAACAATGGCTACAAGTTCGGACAAGAAGAAGAGACCTACAACATCGTTGCCGCTCATGGCTATTTTGGTAGGCTTATTTTTCAATATGCTTCTTTTAACAATAGCCGCTCTCTTCACTTCTTCTTGGCAGCATGGCCTGTCGTCGGCATCTGGTTTACCAGCCTCGGCGTCAGCACCATGGCTTTCAACCTCAACGGATTTAACTTCAATCAATCCATTGTTTCACGTGAAGGTCATGTTATCAATACATGGGCAGACATCCTCAACCGTGCCAGCTTAGGCATGGAAGTAATGCATGAAAGAAATGCACATAACTTCCCTCTTGATTTGGCTTCTGTTAGCAGCACTCCTGTTGCTATCAAAGCTCCAGTAATTGGTTAATTTTATCTAGTACGTTCAACCTTCGGGTCGCATATCTACCATGCATGGAACGGGGCATGGGTTACTAGGTACTACAAATGTCTATGAATCTCATTCGTTTTCTCGCAAAGCAGCAGAAAAAAGCTCAGCGTTACCACGTTGATGCTCTGCGCTATCGCGGTGTGGTTTATAAAGAAATAGGCTGATGGTGTAGGACGGGTTCGACTCCCGTCCCAGTCATTGGTAGAGCCTCCAAGGAGACAACTCTGCCGTGCACGGTAATGAAAAGACCTTAACATTTTCAACAAAAAATTTTGCTAGCAAGAAAGACGATAACAACTTTAATTTAATTTTTAAAATGGCTAATACTACAATTACTCCAATTGGTTCTATTAATCAGAACCCTACTTCACTGGGTCTTACCCAAGGTGGAGCAAACTATGATGCTAAGTATGCAACTTACCTCAAGTTGTTCTCTGGCGAGATGATCAAAGCTTACGAGTCTGCCTGTATCGCTAAAGGTACAGTTCAGTCACGTACTCTCCGCAATGGTAAGAGCCTTCAGTTCATCTATACCGGACGAATGGAAGCTGGATATCACACACCTGGCACGCCAATCCTAGGTAGTGGTGATCCTCCGGTGGCTGAGAAGACAATCATCATGGATGATCTGCTGGTTTCCAGCGCCTTCCTGTATGACCTTGATGAGACCCTCGCTCACTACAGCCTGCGGTCTGAAATCTCTGCCAAGATCGGTCACGCCCTGGCTGAGGCATACGACAAGAAGATCTTCCGTATGATCGCTAAGGCTGCGCGTGAAGCACATCCTGTAACCGGTGCTAGTGGCGGCAGTCCTGAACCCGGTGGTTCTGTGATCAAGCTGGGTACTGGTAATGAGTACAACGCACAAGCACTAGTGGACGGCTTCTTTGAAGCTGCGGCTATCTTAGATGAGAAGAACGTACCTTCTGCTGGTCGCTTCGCAGTCCTGGCTCCACGGCAATATTATGCGTTGGTATCGCAGGTCGATACAAATATTCTTAACAGAGAATTTGGTGGCTCACAAGGCAGCCTGAATAGCGGTGAAGGTCTCTATGAGATCGCTGGTATCTCCATCCGTCGTTCTAACAACCT